CATCGCAGCAGTCAGATCATTGCAGACAATTGAGGAAATTGAAAACTACGATTATACGATAGGGTATCCGGAAAAGTTGAGCTTTCTGGGATAACCAGTTTTGAAGCTGTATGCTTCAATTTCTTCTTTTGTCTCTAATTGACTAATAGCCTTCGTATGCCTTTGTGTCGTGTCATAACACGCAAGGGTATACAATTCTAACTGTTGTAACATGTCAATAGCTCTTTCGATTGATAAGATAAACTTTATATCACCAATCCAGATACTTGTTTCAGATCGTCCGGCTTCTTTCTCAATATTGATTGAGTTCATAAGCCCCACACGGGTACTTTTGTTTAACCAACCGAATACGTCATTAATACTGAATTGATTTACTGTTTCGGATAAATCATAAAGTCGCAATTCATTTAGTTTTTGCGCTCTGGTTTCTTCGATAGTAGCTTCGTGCACAACTAAGATCGGATATCCCTTTTGGCTTTCAGCTATGAGTAGCCCGGCCGATTGTCCTACCAATAACTCCTGATAATGTTCTTCTGTAATTTCTACCGAACCATCTATAGGTTCGTCATAAAATCCTTGTTTCCAATACTTCATGATATTTGTTTTTAATTTATTTCCACCGACCTATCGCAAACCATGTAAAATCCCAGCCAGTCCAAACGATAGCCGGAGTTGAATTTATTCCACGGGTAAGGAATTTAAAATATGATTTATTCTTATTCTTAGGGTCATAACCCGGAGCATACACAAATGATTCACCTGTAACGTTTATCCCTCCAGTAAGATAAACGTTATAATTAGTATCATAGAAGCTGGTAGGGAAATACAGACTAGTTGTCCCCGTTGCTCCGGCTCTTGTTCCCCATTGCATTAATAAGCCATTACTATACTTAACATATCCGTTTTGTCCTAAACTTTGACTGTTTACTTGAATTGCATTAGTTTCGAGAGAACTTAGTAAAGTTTTCTCTGCATCAGTCATAAATTTTCTTGTAGTACTTTCTTCAATCATTGATGCTGGATGAGAAGCCGGATGAGAGTAATTATTAGCTCCGGAGGCTATTCCACTAAGTTTTGTACGTTCTGCATCCGT